GAGATGTTGCCGAAAATGAAGCAAGACGAGCAAAAACTGCTGCTACTATATTTGGTGATAGTGCAAGGCAAAAAACCAAATTAGCCACCGAACGATATAACAATAGAAATTCACAAGGGCTAACTCGATTTGATAGCGGAGCGAGTACACCATATTAATATTGCTTGGTGGCAATGTCTACCATTGCATCAGCAAAGTCTGCATCTTCATACAATTCGTAACATAGATACCAAAGTGCCTTAATGAGGTCTTCCTCATAGGAGGCACTTTTCTTTTTGCCAGCACGGCTAATGTATTTAAGAACGTTGCCCAGAGCAAAGTTCATGCCCCATTCTTTGATAACGTCAATAGCCTGAAGTCTGGATGTTCTATAATGATGCATGGTAAAAGTATACAATGAATGAATTAGTAGTGGTAGACGGCATTCGGTGGGTGGATAGTCCTACCGGACGTAAACGACTATGTTCTGCAGTACTTTCACATGGCGAACAATGCAAACGTGTAGTGCCTGCAGACCAAGCATATTGTAAAAGCCATAGCCGTATGCTTGAACGAACAACTAATACGTTGCAGTTTAAGCATGGACTGCAAAGCAAGTTCCGCAAGCGATTCTCTGGAGTTGGTCGGAATCTGCTTGCACGTATTGATGAGTTACGTGAAGACCCATCTCTGTGGAGCCTAAAAGACGATGCTGCGTACATTACAGCGCTCATGGATACAAGAGCCGAGGCAGCGGGTGAAGGCGTCTCCTACGAGCAAATAAAGACCATACAGCGCCTATATGAACAGGCGTTTAAAGAATACAACAAAGGTGAGCCTACATTTGAACGCACTCTTGTCGAGTTGGGAACTGCTATTAACAACCGTATTGACGAATTCGCAGCGTCACGTGATGTGCTTGACCTTATTGAACGCCGGACGGCAATTGTAGAAACAGAGCAACGACTACAACACGCAAAGGCATATACCCTAGAAGTTGACCAAGCATTCTCACTTGTCATGCAAGTTCTTGACGTAGTTAAGGCTGCAGTCAAGGACGTTGATGAAATGCAGGCTATTAAGACAGGTGTTACCCGACTATTGAGAGTATACGAAGAGCAGGCGCAAGACATTATTGATGCGGAGATAGTCGATGAAGAAGAGTAATGTAAACACTCGTATCACTCCAAAGGCTCTAAAGAAATTTACTAGACCCGATAAACCACTTAGTGTTGCCCTATTGGAGTCTATGATTGAGAGTATTGACACAATTATTGACACCGCCGACCTAAATGGAGGTGGCTCCTACCCTATTGCCGGGGCAGAACTAGAGTATGAGAAATGGCTCAGGACATATGCTATCCATGCTGCATCATCTGACTTAGGTGAACATCACAAAAGAGCGTGGAGGTGGGCTGAAAACATTGAGCCAAATAATCCTCCGCCAGCGTTGATTGAATGTTGGTTCCGAGGTGGTGGCAAATCTACTACGGTAGAACTCATCACTAGCCGTATTGCAGTCAAAGCCTCACGACGATTCTGTCTATACGTTTGCGCTACACAAGATGCAGCCGACCGTCACGTCAATGACATTGCAAACACAATGGAGAAGTGCGGTATTGAACGTGCTATCAATAAGTACGGTTATTCAAAGGGTTGGAATGCACAAAAACTACGTACTGCCAATGGATTTAACGTGCTTGCCTTTGGACTTGATACAGGCGCTCGTGGTGTTAAGTTAGACAACTTACGCCCAGACATGATTATCCTTGATGACATTGATGAACTGGACGATAGCGTAAACCGTGTCGAGCGTAAGATTCGTACAATTACACAGACAATCCTTCCTGCAAAATCTGTCGATTGCGCAATTGTGTTTGTGCAGAACAGAATTCATGCTAACGCTGTTATGAGCCAAGTCCTTAGTGGTGAGTTGGATATGCTCCAGAATCGTATTCAAGCAGAGATTGTCCCTGCTATCTACGATATGGAATACGAATCATACGAACGTGAGGACGGACGTATTGGTTACAAGATTACCAAAGGAACTGCAGCATGGGAGCATAAGAACCTAGAGATATGCCAAAGAGAAATTGATGACTTTGGCATCATTGCATTCCTGCGTGAATGTCAGCATGAAGTAGGTGTTGGTGGTCGCTTCTTCCCGGACTTCAAAGAATATTCTCCTACGGGAGAACAATGGCACGTTATTGATGGCGTTGAAGTGCAGCCTTGGTGGAGAGTATGGGCGAGCCATGACTTTGGCACAGGTTCTCCTTGTGCATTCTATGTGTACGCCAGTGATGACAAGGAAAACATCTATGTCATTGATGAGGTGTATACAGCGGGGCTTGTGAGTAGTGCGCAAGCGGATGCTGCCTTGGCGTGTTTACAGAAACACGGTTTAGCAGCACCATCATCTAAAGATAAACCGGATGGTAAATGGAATACAAAACTGGAAGCAATTGCTTTTGACTGGGCAAACACATTTCCTCCTGCTGCATATCAGCAACGCATTGGTGAATATCCTGTAGAAATCTGGTGGAAAAAAGGTTTACCGGCAGTGACGGCAGTTAAGGACCGCAAGGCAGGATGGCGTCGAGTAAAAGAATGGCTAGTGGCAAGTCGTGCTGACACAGTCAATGGGTCTACGTTTGTAAAACCTCGTGTCCAAATTGTGCGCAGTAAATGTCCTAACCTTATTCGTGAATTGAGTAACACGATGGCTGACCCACGAGACCCAGAAGATATTGATGGTGGCACCAAATCTGACCACGCAATTGATTCCTTTAGATATGGTTTGATGTATCGGGAATATCCAGTTGCCTGTCCAGAAGTGGTTCCAGAACGAGACTACAAACCATCATGGCTGAAAGATAAGAACAAAGAGGATTACATTTAGATGAACACGACCTTACTTGTGTGTTTAATTATTGTTTTATTTTTGGTCTTTATCTGCGCAATTAGTTCGGTATATTGCGCTTATGAATTACATTGTATAAGACGTGGTATTCCTGTAAAGAAGCCAAAGTCTGAGAGTAGGTACGTCTAATGTCCATTGAAGGTCCAAGTCCACTTAACGCATTGAGCAACCTGCTGCCAGCATTACAGCAGAGAATGCGCAATCAGGGGCGTCCAAAAGTTGCAGCATTTGAACAGAAAATGGTTGCAGGTATCCCCGGTTTTGAAAAACTCAGGGATGCTCGTGTCGATGACCCTAATGATTATGGTATTGACCATGATGCCAATCAATGGACTAAGCCTGTCAATCTGACTAAAGAAGATGAGACACGTGTAGTTAACTACGTAGTAAAGCAATTTGATATTGTCCAACGTTCTAGGCAAGAGATGGAATTGGAATGGAAATTAGCCAATGCATTTTTTGAGGGGCGTCAATGGTTACGCATTAACTCACAAGCAAGAAACCTCAAGAGTATCCAGAACCCAGATGAACCTACACGATATGTAACTATTCAAAAAATGCGCCCCCTAATTGATGGCGTAGTTGGAAAACTGTCGCAAGTTGGTCCTGACTCTAGGGCTGTTCCCCTTTCGGAGAATCCTAAGGACAGACTTGCTGCAGACGAAGCAAACATTATCTGTGCAAACTACAATCGCAAGTTTAAACGTGAGACGCAACTTAAAGAACGTATTCGCTGGGCGTGTGTGACTGGGACTGTTTACGTCAAAGTATGGTGGGACGCAAACCAAGAGCAGACGGTTCCTCTTTATGATGCAGAGACTGGTGAGATATCCGGTTTTGAAAAGATGAAAGTCGGAGACCTTTGCGAGGAAATTCTTCCTTGTTTTGATGTTTACCTTGACCCTACAGCAAAGACTGATGAACAAGTTCGTTGGTTGATTCATGCTGCTGTTAAACCAATGTCTTGGTTTACGGACAACTATGGTGAAAAAGGCAAAGCAGTCCAAGCCAATGCTACGACCAACACAAATGCGCAAAAGGTAGATGCTTATATCGATGGAGGCGCTGGTGACCTTGGAGGATACGTTCCGCCAAGTAGTGCCAGACTCCTAGATAAAGAAGCACGAAAAATGTCTGCAATTGTGTACGAATATTGGGAAAAACCGTCACAACAATACCCTGAAGGGCGATTCATTGTATGTAC